CTTTATGGTAAACTAAAACTGTCAACAGATGCACTGGGTAAAAGCAGTGAACAAGTTCTAACAGTTACCAAAAACTTCCAACAAGCACTAGCACTATCAGGTGCTGATGCAGGAACAGCCTCAGGTGCTATTAGACAGTTTGGTCAAGCTATGGCAAGTGGCACTGTGCGTGGTGATGAATTCAACAGTATCGTTGAAGCACTAGGTCCAGCACTTGCTATTATGGCACGTGAAAGCGGAGTTACTGTAGGCGAACTGCGTGACATGAGTCAAGCAGGTGAACTTACTGCTGATGTGTTCTTTGATATGGTTGAAAGTGCTACAAGTATCAATGCCGCATTTGCCAATCTAAATGTAACAACTGAACAATTACAAAGCAAACTTAAATTAACATTTGATGAAGTCTTGGTTCAAATCAATGAAGCAACAGGTGCTACTGATGCTTTTGATACTGCACTGATCAAAATCAATCAAGGCTTGGCAAACTTCTTTGGCACAAGTCAAAGTCTAGCAGATCTAAACGCACCAGACATATTCAAAAAGTTTGAAGAAAACGCACTCAGCGCAGCGGAAGCTATCATTGCACTGGAAACACTGCGCAGCAATACTAGTGGTTTCTTCTTCCCAGGTTTAGGTTTCAGCAACCAAGAAGAAGTTGATGCTATTACTGCACAGATTGACAAGATCAAGGAGTTGGTTGAAACACGTCAAGCAGCCAAAGAAGCCGCTGATGAAGAACGTGCTGCAAACGAAGAATTAATGAAGCCACTAACTGCATTAAGTAGCGAACTTGACAAAATTTCAGCAGCATACGAAAAGAACATTCCAAAGAGTGAAAAAATAAGATCAGAGTATGATCAAACTCAAGCTACACTTGAAAAACTCTTAGCGATGCGTGACAATGAAATTGCACAAACACCAGAGTATGAAACAGCATTAAAAACAGTTCAAGAACGTTTAGCACAGCTCAAAGGCGAATTGGACGGCACTGCCAAGAACACTAATGCTGCCGCAACGGCAATGTCACGTCTCACTGAAAAAACTGCTGATGTAATCAGCAATCTAAAGAAATCAACTTCAGACATGCAGTTTAACTTAGACAAGTTAAACATGACACCGCTTCAGAAAGACATTGCTGAAATTGAACGTGACATTAGAACACGTGTTAAAAAACAAATTCAAGAACTTGAAGCAGCAATGACACCAGAGAATACTGCAGAAATTACAGCTCAAATCAACCAGCTGAAAGATGCAAGTTCAGTAGCAATTGAAAATCAAGCACGTCTTGCAAGAGAAAGTTATGAGCATCAAAGAAGTTTCAGTTATGGTTGGAATCAAGCATTCCAACAGTATTCAGATGATGCATCAAATGCTGCCAACTCAGCAAGAGATATATTTAGAACAACAACACAGGGCATTGAAGATGCTATTGTGTCATTTGCTAAAACTGGTAAATTTAGCCTTAAATCATTAGGAGCGGATCTTGGTGAACAATTGCTACGTGGCGGTATTCAAGATATATTCAGTCAAATAGGTGGCGGCGGCGGAGGCGGCAGTTTCTTAGGCAATCTATTTGGCGGTGGCAGTCAACAAAGCAGCGATGGCGGCTTCTTTGGCAGTATCAAAAAACTGTTTGGTGGTTTCTTTGCCAATGGTGGTTATTTGCCAGCAGGACAGTTTGGTATTGTTGGTGAACGTGGACCAGAGATGATCACAGGTCCAGCAAACATAACACCAGGTGCACGTGGTGGTGCACTAAATGTAACAATCAATGCAGTTGATGCACCAAGTTTCCAAGCATTGGTAGCAAGTGATCCAGAGTTTATTTACAGCGTAGCCCAAAGAGGCAGTAGGAGTTTCGTATAATGTCGTTCCAATGGATATTTGACAAAGCAAGCAATTTAAGTATAAACAAGCAACCAACAGTTGCACAATCTGTTACACGAAACAATCGTGTCAGTGCAGTAGTTAAAGGTGGAGACACCTATAGATTTACAGTAACCATGCCCGCAGGTTTACCATACGAAGAAAATAGAAGTTACATTGAAGCCTATGAAGCATTGGGTAGATACACTGTAGATCCTGTAAGCATATCACAAAGTTATATCACAGGATATCGTGGTGTTGCAACCAACACCACAGGTTGGACTGCTTATGTTAGCACTACCAACCCTGCAAACATTCATAGCATTTCGCCCAGCGTTACACCCACCAATGGTGACAAGATACTGGCTGCAGGCGATTATGTGCAATTGGGCACAGGCAACACCTACACTGTTGTAGAAGATGTAGTATGGCCTAACACCACTGCTACACTGCACAGAAACATTCATGAAACAGGTGCAGTGACACTAACCCTAGGCAGTGCGGTTACTTGGGATGTAATCTGCACCAGTATGCCTGCATGGAACATATTTGATTATAATCTAGTTAACTGGCAAGGTGAGTTTGTGTTCTATGAGGTAGTTAGATGATAGATTTTACTATTGGAGATAGAAGCACAAGAATAGGCACCAGCCTATTTGTTAAATTGGATATTCCAAACACACCACTGTATTTGAGTGATGAAGATTCACCTAGAACCATTGATGGTGATGTATACAATAACCTAGACAGTTTTATAAACATCAGTGTTAGCAAAAGCGATCTAAGAGCAAGTAGACATGAACTAACTGTAACTGTAAGTGGTATTCCTGTTACTACCAACACGGCTGCATTCAATGATGAAGCCAAAGGCAGTGAAATTACAGTATACAGAGGTTTTACAGAAGCTGGTAGTAAAACATTGATTGAACCGCCTAGTAGAAAGTTTACTGGAATTGTTAACAATGTAGGATTCAAAGAAACTTGGTCACCACCCAACAGCACATTTACAGTGGTTTTCCATTGTATCAATCGTTTGGGTTTGATGCAAGGACGCACCGCGGGACGTAGAACAAATGACACTGATATGAAACGTTTCTATCCAAATGATACAAGTTTTAAACGTGTAGCACAGATTAGAAATTCAAACTTCAACTTTGGATCTCCAAACCCTGCACCAAAATATGGGACAAGTTATTAATGAGTTTTTTTAGTAATCTATTCAAAGGAATCAGCACAGTTAGCAGTGCCATAGGCAACATTGGTAGTTTTTTTAATAATCCAGAGCCTGCAAAGCCCACATTCAACAGCATGCTACCTTCAATAATACAAACAATTGGCAGTGGACTTATGCTGCGCAAACTGTATCAAAGTGATCAAAAGCAAACCAACTCACCAACACCAGCAAACAGTGATCCAGATGGCAAAACAGGCGTTCCAATCAATCTAGACAAGCCTGACGAAGGTGTAAGACTACAAGCAACTGCTGATCCTTCAAATCGTATACCCATTGTATACGGCGAAGCATACACACAAGGCAAACTTGTAGATGTAGAAATGGGCAGTGACAACAGAACAATGTATTATGTTATGGTGTTCAGTGAAAAGACAGGCAACAAGATCAATGGCAGTGCCTCTGCATTTAGTTTTCTAGATGTTTATGTAAATGGAATGAGATGTGTTTTTCGTGCAGATGGTGTTACAGTTGATTATATACAAGATAGAAATGATTTCCAAGACAACAGTGTCAGTGGATTGACGGAGTTCTATTGCTATGCAGGCAACAGCACCAGTCACGTGCAGGTAGGCGATTTTTTATTAGGCAGTGGCACTACTCCAGCATATTCAGTTATGCCCAGTTGGACCAGCACAGATGCTATGAATGACTTGATTTTCTTAGTGGCTAAATTAACATATGCACCAAGTAAAAATCAAACAAGCTTGCCCAGTATCACAGTGCATCTAAAAAACAGTATGGATGAACCAGGCGATGTGTTGTATGATTATATGACAAACAGTCGCTATGGAGCAGGCATACTACAAACGGAGATCTATGTATCATGAACAGTTTACAACAACTTAACAGTTTCAGCACTGAGCAAATAAATTACACTGACGATAGGCCTTTTGGTGTAAATGCATACACAAATGGATTGCCTACAACCAATACAGAAGTAAGAGCAAGTATTCCAGTTGATTTTTCAAACTTTGGTGTAATTATAAAAAGTATCTTTTCTGCTGATGATACTACTAGTGATCATCTAACACTAACATTTGATTTTACTGGTGCTATTGCGCCAACGGTAACTTGGCCTACAGCACCAAATGCAGTTCAATTCAGCGAACCTACACCAGGTATTTTTGTTGCAACTAAAATTCAAACCACAGGAGACTATCAGTTTATACTGGACAGTGTAGAAATATTAGCCACCCAACAAAACGTAGATTTCAGTTATACAGTTAGTGTAAGTTGGCCAGGAACAACATATACTCAACAATTTGATGCAACTGCAATCGTCGCTGAAGGATTCAACCTAACAGTTAATAGAAGTTTTACAGAAAATACAACACAAACAGATTTGTTTGACATTGGTGGTGATGCAGAGTTTGTTCCAAGTGTTGCTGAATATGTTGGACAAGATCTAAAACTAGTGTTAACCACTACAAACATTACACCAGCGCCCTATCAGGTAATGCAACCCAGTAGATTGATTGCACCAGGTGCTAGTTATCCATATGCAACCAGCATTGAAAAAACAGGAACACCTGCTGAAATCAACAGTTGGTTATCAGACGGCATTGGTTTTATACCTGAAAGTGGCACTAGCGATAATCATACTGTAAATTGGGAAATTCAAAACCCTCTTGGTAGCGAAGTTTTTGACAGTGGTGAGTTTACAGTAGCAGGAACTGCTAGAATTACACCATTGGCAAGTGAAGGCACCTATACCTATAACTATAATGGCTTTGATACTTATTCTGAACTAGACATCACTGAAGAAATGCGATTGTATTGCAACGCAGATATACTACTAGTAGGCGGTGGTGGTGCTGGTGGTCAGGCACAGAACTCCAGAAGTTCTGGTGGTAGTGGTGGTAGTGGTGGTGTTGCTTATGTAAGAAGCGCATATTTGTTTAGTGTAACTGACGCTCAAGTTCCAGGTGGATATGGAACTGAAAATTCACCACAGTTTAGAATATCTGTAGGTCATGGCGGATCCACAACCAGCAATGCTGGTGAAGTTGGATGGAGCACTAGTTTGACATATTATGCCAACGGAACTTGGAACAATTTTATTATGAACGCCACTGGCGGAGGTGGCGGCGGTGGTGGATTTTCTACGTTAAATGGTGGCCTTGGCGCATGGGGTGGCGGTGGTGGCGGTGAATTTAACGGCACAACTCTATCTACAGGTTTAGGCGGCAACCATATACAGTTAAACAGTTTTAGCACTTACCTAGGAAATTACTTTGGAGAAAATCTAATCAAAAACAGAAACGCAAACAATTTCTATATTAGAACAGAAGCTGGCGGAACTGGCACAGGTTATGGTTTCAGTGATCAAGGATGGGCAGGCTCAGGTCCAGCATACATGTATAAGGGACCTAATGCAAAAATTGTAACATATGGCACTACAGATTATACAGAACCTGGTATATATGATGCTACTTGGCAGGGCTATACACCAGGCTATGACAGTGATATCACAGGAACAACTGTAACATACGGCGACAATGGCGGTAGTTACAGTCAAGGTGATGCAGATGGAAATAGAACGGCAGTATCGCCAACCAATGGCGGAAATGGCACAGCAGTAATTAAAGTGAAGGCAGCAATTGCCTAAACTCCAGTGTAATTAAAGTAAAGGCAACAATTATCTACCCTCCAGTGTAATTAAAGTAAAGGCAACAAGATGACAGTATTATCAACAGTTAATAGAAGTAAAATAAATGGTGTGATTGACACTAGCAAAAATGTTATGGCTAATATTGAAAATATTGCCAACAGCAGTCAGAGTTGGGTAACCTATGATATTACACAGGGTAAATGGAGTGTGGTAATCAATCAACCAGGCACCAGCACACACAGTTTTGATGATTCAAACATAGTTGGCGAAGTTGATTTAGTAACAACACAACTTGATAGACTATACAATGCTGTTGAAGTGCAGTATCCAGACAATGATCTAGAAGATTCCAACGGTTTTGTTAGAGCAGAAATGTTGCCACAGGATCTACTGCAAAATGAACCTGAAAATGTTTTGAGATTGACCTATCCACTGTTAACTGAACAAATACAAGCACTGAATTTGGGTCTAACTGAATTAAAACAAAGTAGACTGGACAAGGTTATAACATTTGTTTCTGATTATACCGCTTATGGTATTCGTGCAGGCGACATCATTGACGTTACAATAGACACCTACAACTGGACAAGCAAACTGTTTCGTGTTCTACAACTAGAAGAAGTAGACAGAGCAGATGGTTACATTGATATTAGAATCACTGCAAATGAATACGATGACACTATATACACACATGATCTAAGTAGATACACACTCAGCAATGAAGATGGTATTTTTGGATTAGGCGACATTGGTGCAATGGATGCACTCACAGTTACACTAACAGAAGCAGATCAATTGCCACACATATTGATTGAAAGTGCATTTAACACTGCTGGTGCACCAGTAACTGGCGTTGAAATTTGGGCATACCCTGTAACTGATCCAAATGAAATTGCAAATTGGACACTGTATCCAGACGATGAACGTAATTATAGATTGTTAACTACCAAGTTCAGTGTTGATGAAACATTTGCTCTAGGCGCTGACTTTGAACATACAATTTATGATCTAGGTCCAGGCAATTGGTTGATTAAAATTAGACCCATCAATGCACAAACAACAGGTCCATTTACTACACCAGGAGCACTAACAACATATGAACCTAATGTTGCCGCTGGTGTTGCTGATGATGTGTTTGACAATATCAACAACAACATTGGCACTCTTCCAGTTATTGCTTTTAATAGAACACAAACTTGGACTGGTTTACCAACAGACACTACAGCACCACCAACACCAGGTTCTCCACCAACCCAGAGATTTTTCCCAGTTACTCCAAGCAATTGGGAATTTATACCCCAAGTAACTGGAAATTACAATATTGTAATGATAGCAGACCAAGATACTAGTGGTGCAAGAGGCGGCCGCGGTAGTTTTTGGAACGAAGTAGAAGATCAAGTAGGTGCAAGTATAATTTTATATGATGAAGCATCATCATCTACAATTGCTTTTCAAGGTAGCGGTGGAGTTGGAGCATTTTACTGGACTGACTTTGCATTGACGTTTTCAGCAAATTTAACTGCTGGTGTTGCATATGGTTTACTCCCTGCATATGCTGCATATACAGGGAGTAACGTAGGCCAATCTATGGGTTGGACAATAAACGTTACAGTGAGTTTGGCACCCTAATAAACCAGGTGCCAATAAATACTAGTAGCAACACTGCCATAGTGGTGTTGACAGCAACCATAGGAGCAAAACAATGGGTAATGGAGTATTAACCTTCGCACAATTTGTAGGAGGGGCAGATCAGCTCATCCTAAAACAAGACTTTCCCAGCAGTCAAAGCAGTTTGATTTACAACTATAATCAAGACATCTCAGGATGGACATTTGAAGCAGACTATCAAGTGATAGTTGTTGACAGTGTAGCGTATGATCGTTACACAGGTGAACCCAACTTCGCAAATTCAACAGTGATTGGCAGTTTTCCAAAAGCAGAAATTTCAGGACCAACAGCACCTGTTGTCCAAGACGCAGCAACAGGGCTTGTTAAGTTTACAATACCCTCAGGTATGTATACTGGTCCACTTTACCCTGACGCACGTAAAAACGTGCCTATCGCAGTGTTGGGCTTTACGTGGACAACAGCGGATACCCCTACCCAGACAGCAACACATCGCTGGGCAGTAGTCCAAAGTTATGAACCAGATGTAACCATTGGCGATCCTACAACTGATCCCAATTACACAGCACTAGCAACATAAGGAAAGCACAATGGTAAAAATTACAAACGCCAGCACTCTAATGCCCACCAGCATTACAGTAGTTGAAGACAACAGTATTGTAAAACTAACTAGCACACCCCTCAACGTAAGTGTCAACACTGGTGTAGTTACACTACAAACTAGTGGTATTAGCAGCATCAACGGAGATGCAGGACCTGTTGTTGTTCTAGATACAGATGACATCTCAGAAGGTGCGATCAATCAATACTACACAGATGCTAGAGCAGATGCTAGAGTTGATTTACAAACAGGTGCTAACTTAGACCTAAGTCAAAAAACAACCACAGATTTAACAGAAGGCACAAATCTTTATTATACAGATGGTAGAGTTCAAACTGTAATCAACACCAACACTGCTGGTTTTATTACAGCAAGTTCAACTGATACATTAACAAACAAAAGCGGCAACATTTCACAGTGGACAAATGACGCAGGTTACATAACCACAGAAACAGACAGCCAAACATTGAGTTTTGCTAATCCTGACTTGACTATTTCAAACGGCAACACTGTTGACTTGAGTGCACTAACACCAACAAGTTTAGCATGGAGTGCAATCACTGGCACACCAACTACCATTGCTGGATATGGCATTACAGATGGTTACACTGATGCTGATACTCAGGTAGTTATTGACACCAACACTGCTGGATTTATTACCAGTGCTGCTCTATCACCATACTACACCAGCGCACAAGTAGATGCGCTGCCAGTGAGCACGTTCACTAATGATGCTGGTTACTTAACCAGTGAAACAGACAGTCAAACACTCAGCTTTGTATCACCTAACTTGACTATCAGCAATGGCAACACAGTAGACTTATCAGCACTAACACCAACCAGTGTTGACTGGACCACAGTTACCAATACACCAACAACACTAGCTGGTTATGGCATTACAGATGGTTATACAGATGCTGATGTTGATACACACTTAAACACAGCAACAGCTACAACAGGTGAAGTGTTGAGTTGGACTGGCACAGACTATGACTGGATAACACCAGCAGGTGCTAACCCATTTGATCAAGACCTAAACACAACTGATTCACCCACTTTCGTTGAAGTAACTGCTGATGAATTCATTGGCAACTTGCGTGGTGCTAACTTGATGAAATCACAAGCAGGTGAAGCACTTAGTAAAGGTGATGTTGTATACATTTCAGGTATCAGTGGAAACACTCCAGTTGTAAGCAAAGCAGATGCAAATGATGCTGCTAAAATGCCAGCAGTTGGTTTGGCAAATGCCACTGTTAATCTTAACGCAAACGTAGATGTGCTGACATTTGGTCAGATCACAAACATTGACACAACACAAAACATTGGTGGCACTTGGGTTGAAGGCGACAGCTTGTATGTAAACACCACAGCAGGCCAACTTACAAAAACACCTCCAACAGGTGAAGGCAGTCTACTACAAAAGATTGCTAAAATTGAAAAGGTTCATGCCAGCACAGGTTTGTTGTTGATACAAGGTGCAGGTAGAACAAACGCTACACCTAACTTGAATGACGGCAACATATTCCTAGGCAATGCCAGTAACCAAAGTGTTAGCGCAAGTCTAGACACCAGTGTAGGTGCTGCGGGTTACATCAAGAACGTTGTAGAAGACACCAGCCCACAACTTGGAAGTAGTTTAGATGTAAACAACTTTGCTATCATCAACAACAGCAGCAATCCTTACTTCTACTTGGGTGACACAGGCAACTTGATTCCTGCTACACACGCATTAGGTGCTTGGAGAAGCAAAAGCATCACAGGTTATACTGGTGCAACACGCCCTTGGTTCAACGGTGATGTTAGTAAGCTAACACTGGGCAGTGACGTAACTGGCAGTAATGGTAGAATAGTAAACAACTATTCAGCTGCTACACTTGATCTAAACAGTTTTGATTTAACCAGTTCAGGCGTTACACGTGGTTTGCACACTTGGTTAGCACAATCACCTACAATTCAAAACACAGGTGGCACTGCCAGCACACTAGCACAAAACAGAAACATCTTAGTTCAAGGTATGTTCCTAGAAGGTTCAAATGTAACTGTAAACGAAAGTTCAAGCATTTATGTTAACCAGTTTTATGAAGGTGATGACGGCACTGGCACAATCACAAATGCTTATGGTTTGTATATTAGAGATGGTGGCACCAGTGGAGCAACTGTTGTCAACAAACACAGTATCTACAGTGATGGTGCAAATTCACCAATGTATCACGCAGGTCCAATTACCATTGGTGCATAC